TTGTTCTTTTTCATGGTTTCAAACACTTTCTTGTCCGCTGCATCCAACCATTCATTGCACATGTAATTAGTTGTAATTGCAAGGATGTCAGGGTCAGAAGGTGCATCAAAGAACCTTTTCTTTATCCAGTGCTTTTCATTCCAAGGGTTGAAGGTCAAGGTTATCTGCTTGAACAGACCATCAGGAACTTCACCACGAATGGATTCGTCAAGCATGTCAAAATCAGATTCTTTCATGATTTCATATGCTTCTTCAATCCACATCCAACACAGGCAACCAACTTCAACAGTAATGGATGTAACTTTCAAAGGGTCATCAAGACCCCTGAAATAAACCTTCTGACCAGTAGGAAGGTAGGTCATTTCAAGTGGTGATTCAGTGATTTTCCAATAGTCCTGAACACATAACCTGTTAATTGCCCATTTTAATTCTGTGAAACAGGAATCTTTCAATGTTCGGAAGGTCTTTCTAATAACCAATGTATTTGCATCAGGGTATTTCATCATGTTGGTGATGAACCAAAGTGCTGTTGTCTTTGACTTCTTGGATGCTCTTGAACCTTTTACAACTCTGTATCTGCCTTTGAACTTCCAAAAGCGGTTATAACCTTTTCCAACAACTTTCTTCAATGAGATATCAAGCTTTGTCATGCCACTTTCACCGCCTTTTTATGGTTCAATAAATATAAAGTGCCGAATATACAAGCTTTTTTATGTGTTTTGTTACTAACCTGTTACTATTCGGCTTCATCTTCATCATCCAAGTCATCATGAATGACAACAGGAATTGCACCTTCAACTTTGAACTTATCGGTGAACATACCCAAATGCTTGCCAAGAAGTTCAAGTGCTTTTATCTTATCATAAGTTCTGATTTCTCTTTCAACAATGTCACCATCTTCTGTTGGTATTCGCTTAACCTTTACAGAACTGATTGCAGCAGTATCTTCCCGATTAGCTTCACCCCTGACTGTCGCTTCATCCATGTTGATGACATCAGTTGGATTGACAAAAGCAATCTTTGCAAGTTCAAGAATCACTCTGTCTGCATTGACACCCGTTCTTCTTGACCTTTCGGCAAGTGCCTTTTCAATAGCATTTTTGATTTCAGGTTTTTTCAGGTTTTCATCACCAATTGAATAAGCAGTCTGTGTTGAATACCCCGCTCTGATTGCAGCCTGTGTTGCATTCAAATCAACCAGGTATTCTTCAACAAACCGCTTTTGCTTCTTTGTCAGTGCCATATGCAACACCGCCTTTCAATCAAAGTAAAAAAGCAGACAGAAATCATCCTGTCTGCTTCGCCCTTTTGGGCATTTTAATTGTATCATAAAAGTTTAGTGACATTATATGCCCTCATGAAGTTAAACTGTGTCATTTTATTCCTGGTAAGGAATTTTTACATTCATCAAAGCGGATGCATGAATCCTGTGAACTTGCTTTAATGAAAGACCCATACTTGATGCAACAGCTTCCCATTTAAGAAATTCTATGTACCTCAATCGCAAAACAAGCCTTTCATCAGGGTCAGGAACATTGTTTATTACTTCTCTGATTTCCTTTTTCAATTCAACAAACCTATCAATCTCATCATTGATAATCTTTTCAAGGTCAACAATCTTATTGATACACTTCACAAAAGAAGGTTCTGTATTTCTGGTACTTGATGGGGGCATTCCTGAAAGATTCGGTGAAGAAATGCTTGTTGACAATACTTTTAATTGGGCAAGTTCTTCAAGGTCACTATTTATCAATTCATTCAAGCGGTAAGCTTGCCTTAAATATTGTTTTGCTGTCATAAAATCATCCTTTCTTCATTCTGTTACTGTTTGTTACGGTTAAATGTTACGGTTGAATTTTTCAAGTGTAACACCTGAAAAGTCAGTAATATCAATGGTTTTATGGGTTTCATGTTACACATGTTACAGTTATACTTCTTATATTTCTATTTTTTATAAAATCATTAAAATTTGATGATATAAAAATTATTGATTTCATTAAATAACTTAAATCTAACCGTAACAACCGTAACAAGTGTAACAATTATTTATTTTCAATGCTTTCCGCTGTTACACTTGAAAAATCTCAACCGTAACAAAACCGCAACATTTTTATTTTTGAAAGTTAATTTTCAAAGTCCTAAAACCTTTGAAGCATACATATCAGCAGTATGTGTCCAAAGAACTGTTTCATATTTCCTGATTGCTCTGTCATAACCATCCCAATCATCACGATTATAAGCACCCATGTGATACCTGATGCACAAAATTTCTTCTTCCGTCAATGTCATAAACTGTGACAGCAGCATAATTGACTTATCACCATGACCCTTCAACAGAACATCCGCTGCATGTTCAAAGTGTGATTCTTCACCTTTAACTTCGCCAGTTCCCATCATCACCTGACCTTCTTCATCCACAACCTTGACATATTCATCTATCTTGCACAGGTCATGAAACAAACCGACAATCCAGGGTGATTCCTTCCGCTGCCACTGTAAATCAAGCTTGGTTGTCATTTCCACCAGGCATCCTGCCACTTCATAGCTGTGGTCAAACAAACCGCCTTCATAATTGCCATGGTACTTTGTAGATGCGGGTGCATTGAAATAACCATTTTCCATCAGCCAGTTCTTGAAATCCTTTGGTAACCAACTATCCGTTGCACTTGCAAAGTTTGCAATTCTTTCCATGAACTTGTTCATTCTCTTTGACCTCACTTTCAAATATTTCAGGGTTGTCTTATATTACCATGTGCAGGGCATTTGCCAATTCATCAATTTTCTTTTCATCTTGTCTTGAATAGCCCAGGAAATCAAATATTGCATGTAGCATTTCATGAATGAAATCAGCTTCCATTTTGCCCTTTGCATTTGGGCAAATCCTGATGACCAGGTTCATGTAATCAACTTCGCCTGAATAGTACCTATTGCCCAAGTCAAGTTTATCTGTTTGTTCAACTTTGTAAATCTTACCGCCAATCTTAATCTGCTTTGGTATTTTCATCATCTGCACCTTCTTTCTTCGGAAGCGGAAGCAATGCCCATTTGGTTGCTCTGTGGACTGCTTTATCACTCCAACCATTACCAAGCCACAAGAATGTTCTGTAACTACAAGCTGCCTGTGAAAACAATGAAGGGATTTCAGCAACTATCCAAACCTTTTCTTCACCAAAGTTCGGGGGTGAACCATTTTTCCATTCGATATTCATTTGAAGCACCTTCCTGTCTTTTTATCTTTTATTTCAATTCGGTTCAAAAGTTCAAATCCAGTTTCATTTATAATGAACTTCAAGACCTTAATCAGAAAATTGACTCTGTTTTCAAGTGCTGTATCTTCCTTGATAATCGGCTTCAAGGCTTCATATGCTGTTGGGTCAGGACATCCGCTTGCATTGAACTTTGGATTCTTATTCATGACGGTCACCATCCTTTGCAGCAACCATCAATGCCATTATAGTCACACCAACTAATGCACCGCCTATGAAACAAAGTATGTATCCCACACCTGTCACCGCCCCTTCAACATATAATGTCATCAAAGACCACTGGAATCAGTTTTTTCAATTCAGCGAGAAGCGGTCTTGTGACTTCTTTCATCTGTGGATGTGCTGCACCAGTTGCATCTGCTGCTCTTAATTTGAAGAAGTGTCGCCATTCACGCAAATTGCAGGTCATCACAACTTCTGTTTTCAAACTATTTGGAAGAACAGACCTTGCTTCTTGTGGTGTGCATCCCCAGTCAAGTAAATCAAAATATGCTTTTTCTGCTTGTCTGCAAGCAATTTCCCATGTTCCAAAACCTGCTGAATGTTCATCAAGAAAGCAAGGTTTGATTACGGTGATTTCACCGCCAAAGCCTTCTTTGCTGTAATTACAATACCTGGTTGATTCCTGTGCAAAAGAAGCAATTCTATGTCTAACCAGTTCATGACTGATGCCCCTATCAACAATAAACTTTACTGTGAATGAACAATGTTCAAGCATTGCTTCATGTCCTTTTTTAATAAGACCTGCAACAAATTTTGCAGCGGATTCTTCTGTGATTTTATCCTCTGACTTATAGCAGACCCTGCCACATTGTTCAATTCTTTTCAATATAGTTGCACCATCAATCGGTGTGATGATTTCATATCCTGCATTGATTATCTTCATTTCTGACCATCCTTTCTGAATTCGTTCAATTCGGGTTTATTTTCACAAGTCCATATGCAACAAAGTAAATTCCAGGCAAATGCTCTGTCATGGGGTTCATCTCTGTCACCCCTTAACCATTTCAAGTAGTGCCTGATTGCTGAATCAATATAGCAGTGTGCAGGGATGCCTTTTCGCCAGTTGTTATCACCATATTTCTTTGCACCTGCTTCAAAGTGAACTGATACTTCAAGCAGCATATCAGCAAGCTTTTTTCCTTTGCTGTCATGCTTATATATTCTTGAAAACTCTTTCAGGGCATTAAACAAATAGTTGATATCACCAGTGCTTTTGAACTCATGTATCAGTTTCAATTCCTTTGACCCTATAAGTTCAGCAACTACACCCAGGGGAAGAAGGTCACATCTGCCTTTACCTTCATGAATATCCCTGACTGCACCAGTAGGAAATTGCCTTCTGTTTCCACTGTCTTTGATAGCAGGAATCTTTTCACATTTGATGCAAACCTGCCTTCCTTCGGGTACATATTTACCGCACATTAAACATCTATCTTCTGACATTACTGTTCACCATCCTTTCATTGCTTTGGAACAAAGACCCTGTATGTCTTGTTTCCAACCCTTTTAATGGTAACTTGCATGTTCAAAATTCTGTTGATTTGCTTTGAAAATTCTATATTTGACATAGGTTGCAAGTTGTTTGCAAGGCAATATTCCTGATATCGCTTGTAAACTTCACTTGTCGGTTCATTCTCAATCTTGAAGTCATCACTTAATTCAATTTCTTTGATGAATCCAAGAACAGGGTTGTTACTTTCTTCATATTCTTCAAGTTCTTTTTGAACTTTTTCAGATTCACTGAACTTCTTGGTTTCAAGTATCCTTTTCAGACCTTTCAGACCAAGTTGAATC